CAATTATCGAGGTCATGCTTATTCAACCACTGTTTTCTTTTATAATCGGCTATAGCAGCTTTAACAGCATCTTCAGCTAAAATACTACAGTGTATCTTAACTGGTGGCAATGATAGCTCTTCAGCTATTTCTGAATTCTTAATTGTGGATGCCTCATCTAATGTTCTGCCTTTGATCCATTCCGTAACTAGGCTTGATGATGCAATTGCGGATCCGCAACCGTAAGTTTTGAAACATGCATCATTAATAACACCATCTATAACTTTTATTTGTAGTTTCATTACATCGCCACAAGCTGGAGCACCTACCATACCCGTGCCTATAGTTTCATCTATATTAAATTTACCTACATTTCTAGGATTTTCATAGTGATCTATGACTTTGGTAGAGTAAGCCATTTAATTACCCCTTAAACATTCTTCACACTCACAACTAGCACAGTGCTCACATTTAGGGCAATGTTCTGAACAGTGAGCTAAACAGCCACATTTACAGCTAAGTCTTTTGTACATATACTTCCTTTAGTGATTAGTATGCCATGTAGAATCAAATTGATTCTGTGCGTCTTCCATTCCAGGTTCTACAACTATCCAAACTTGTTCACCTTTAGGCACTACAAAAGTGTCAATCATAATAGTACGACTAGTAGCTGAATTTACACCACTCATTCTTTTACCTGCAGGCATCCAATAGCAGTCTCCAGGTCCTGCTTGTTGCAGGGTAGGCTCACCATCTAGATATAGTGTCATCTCTCCAACTACTACGCAAGTCTGTCCACCGTGTGGGTGTACATGTATAGGACTACGGGTTCCAACATCTCTAACTGAGCGAGAGGTTATCATCATGTACCCAGTTGATTTTCCTCTAGGATCTAGTATATCCTGTGTGATTACACGGGATTCAAACATCGTCTTAGTGGGAGTATTAGGTGGCGCTTTACCATTAATTAAGTTTGAGCGTTCAATATTTGGATTTGGTCTTTTTGTCAGTGTTATTGAATCTGTAATCTGATCATTGACACATATTATAATAGCTGCAAAAAATATGGCAGCCCCTATTATTTTATAACGCATATTATTCCTCTTTTTTAATATTCCTGGGTAGCTATAAATTCTGCCTCTGGAATTCTTGTATGAGTATTTTTACTTCCTAAAACAACTACAACCCGTCTACCGATGTCTGTATCTAACATCATAACAATACAGCCACCCGCCGCTTTAATATATCCCGTTTTACTAACAATAAAATTATGTCTTTTTCCAATTATAGGATTCGTATTATTAAAAAAAATCCATTTCTTTTTTAATTTAACTGAAATTCTTGCGGTTTTACTTGCGTCTACAATCTCAGGATAATCTTTTGCCGCAATAACTAATTTAATTAAATCAAATGCAGTACTAATATTCATGGGACTTAATCCAGTCGGCTCAACATATTTTGTATTTAACATATTTATTGCAACTGCCTTTTCATTCATTGCTCGAATACAATTAATTTTGCCATTGGGATAACTATCGCATAATTGCTGCGCCGCGGAATTGTCAGATTTAATTAATGCAAGTTTAATTAATTCTCCGCGCGTGTATTGAGATATCTTTTCATTAAGATCTAATTTTTGATCCAATACAATCATAACTGTCATAAGTTTAGTTATACTGGCAATCGATCTAGATTCATGAATATTTTCACTTTGAAGAATATTCCCCTCGCCATCTGCGACTAACCAACTATGAGTTGTTAAAGTAAATGCAAATAGGTTGCTTGAAAATAATATGAGCAACGATAATAAAAATTTCACATAGTTCATTATAACTTATTTGGGTGCAGAAGAGGGATTCGCACCCTCGACCTTTGGATTATGAGTCCAACGCGCTACTACTGCGCCATTCTGCGTATTTATATTAATTTAATGAAACGCGTTTCCAATCATTACGAATCTTTGTTTTTACTGTATCGGGTAGTGCCACATAATCTAAATCATCTGCTGCTTTGTCTCCGTTAGTAAATACCCAATCAAAGAATTTCAATGCAGTCTTTGTAGCATCCGGTTTGTCTGATTTTAAGGGTATCAATATAAAGGTAGCACCCGATATTGGCCATGCATTCTTGTCTGCTTGATTAGTTAATATTTGATAATAACTTTTATTCCAATCCGCAGTTGATGCAGCGGCTTTAAATGCTTCCTCAGTTGGACTAACCCACATTCCCGCCGCATTTTGTATCTGCACAAAATTCATCTTGTTTTGCTTAACATACGCATACTCTACATATCCAATTGAATTTGATAGTTTGGATACAAATGCTGCTACACCTTCATTCCCCTTGCCGCCGGCGCCGGTTGACCAATTAACAGATGTTCCTTCACCTATCTTAGATTTGAATTCCGCATTAACTTTAGATAGATAATTAGTCCAAATAAATGTAGTACCAGAGCCGTCTGCTCGCCGTACTACAGTTATTGCATCACTAGGTAAAGATAGGGTTGGATTCAATGTTTTAATAGCAACATCATCCCATTTTATAATCTTACCCAAATATATATCAGCGATAACTGATCCGGTTAACTTCATCTTCCCCGACTCAATCCCTTTAACATTGATAACCGGAACAACGCCACCAATGACAGTTGGGAACTGAAACAATCCTAGTTCTTTTAATTTGTCATCGGTCAATGGCATATCGCTTGCACCAAAAGTTACAGTTTTTGCTTCAATTTGTTTTAAGCCTGCACCGCTACCTATACTTTGATAATTAATCTTTATACCGGTTGTTTTGTTATATTCTGCTGCCCACTTGGCATACAGCGGTGCAGGAAATGTTGCTCCGGCGCCGGTGATTTCTTGAGAATGTATTGCAAAAGATACTACGGCAATAATAATTCCTATTAATTTTTTAATCATTTACCCTGCCCCCTATATTTTTTATGCGATACCTTTTGCGATTTATTCATTGAAGAAGTTTTTATTTTACCGCCTTGGCGTGTACGTTTTTTAAATCCAATTACTTTATTTTTTTTCATTTATATATCTTTCATTAAATTAATATCGGTCAGACTAATACCATCGGGATCCATACCAGCATTCAGTGTTCCGCGTTTAAAGCTTTCGTTTGTTAATACTTTATCTTTACTTGTGGCATTACTTCTTCCACATTCTACACATTCAGAATAATGAAACTTGTGTATAACTGGACCGCCGTGCCACTTATACTTTGTTTCTTTTATGCGGAATTTACTAACGGTGAATTTCTTTTTGCATTTAACAGAATCACATAATTTCAATCCTGTTTTTGGATCAATATAAACAACTGGGCCATTTAGTTGTTTTTTCATAAACTAAGTTATATTTACTGGATTTGTAAAATTTGTACTCGGTGGCTTAGGCGAAACATCTGTTATACTAAGCATTTTTAGCGCATTGAGATAATCTTTAATCATACCTTCGGGTAATTCTGCTTCCCAAATAATATTAGAAATATCAACATCAATAGTATGATCTTTTACATATGGGACATATGGAAATAATGCCAATTGTAATTCGCCAGATGGATTTTCTGGATTCTTTGCCATTGTAAGCAAAAATGGCTTTGATAAAGTTACACTGCTGCCTCGTACAACTATATCTGCAACTAGTTCTTCATTGGTTATCAACTTTAAAATTTTAATACTCATATTAACTCCATAAATTCATATGCTTCAATTTCATTATAAAATATTTTTATAACAACTTCTTTTTTATTTATATTCAAACAGATAATAAGTATTTGATCAACTAGAGTACTGACTTTAATTTGCCAGTTCCCTAGTTTTATTTCATCCATTGTGGAGAAATTATTCCTCACATATTATTCTGTTAAAAATTGAGGAATGATTTTTTTACTATTATCTCCATCAATCATAATCTTTTTCGGCTTCTTAGCATCTGGTACAATACGCTCTAATGCTACACGCAACATACCGTCAGCCATTTCCGCATTTTTTACTTCCATTTGTGTGTCAATAACAAAAGTACGAGTAAATGCGCGATTAGCTATTCCGCGGTGTAGATATGAACTCATATTTTCCTCCTGCACATTACCGCGAATGGTAAGTTTATCTTCAGCAAGTTCAATATCAATATCAGATTTACGAAATCCGGCAATCGCAAGTTCAATAATATAATTATCCGCGCCCACCTTACATATATTATACGGGGGATAACTAGGAATATTTTTTGTTACATCTTCATGTAGCTTGTTCATTCTTAGTAGCTGATCATCAAAGCCGACGAAAAATTTATGATAATCTTTTGATACAGGACCGAAGAATGGTCCTAACGATAAAATATTTCCCATATGTGCTTCCCTCACTTTGTTGACTTAAACATTTCGCGATAATCATAATTAGTATATGCTTTAGACATATCAGAAAATGATTTTGCAATTTGTTTTATAAAGATTCGCTGGGCCTCCACAAATGATTTCATAGGGGCTTTAACCGATTCTTCTTTAACAACTGTGTCGAGGAAGGTATTTTTGGCATTTTGAATGGAATCAATAGCCAGATTTGCATAGTACACCATACGTGTCTCCTTATTAAGCGAGTTAGATAAAATGCTGCCCCGAAGGCGCAACAATGATCCCGCTTACTGCCTGCGGGGACACCATACGTTGTGTCAGCTTTAAAACGTCCTAAGGTAGTAGGAACTAATTGGCCCGGCTTCTGGTTTATACAGCCCACACCGGAATTGCTGCGTTTCCCATCCCTGAGATATAATTATTTATACAACTTATTGGTCTACAGTTTGTTTTTTCTTACCAATATTATACTTTGTTTGCAATGACCATTCGTGTTTATCTTTAAATGCAATTACTTTAATTTGTGAAAGAGGGGCTAATTCTGTAAATAAATTCGGGGTTATAACTTTAACAAGTCCCCAATCAATTAGTAATTTTGCAATCGTATTTCGCCGTTGTAAATCATTTTCAGATAAGTCTGCAGATTTTCCATCTAAAGCAAACAACTCTTTGAAATGAACAATAAAATATCTACCTTGTTTATGTAAAATATGACAAGATTGATATAATACTTTATCTTTTCTGGATGCTACGCCAATACGTGTAAGTGTTTCCCGTACTTTTAAAAAATCGTCGGGTTGATTCAAAGTTATTTCCAATGGAGTATAACCAGGATAATCAATATGAAAGATGTCTTCCGCCATCATTACCACCTTTTATTAGTTTTATTCTTAAATAATCTAAATGTTTATCGTCGAAAAGGGGAAGTACCTGGCGTGCTTTTTCTGTGCTATATCCATAGTATTCCTTAATTACTTCGATCGCTTCAATTTTCTCAGATTTTATCCATTTATTGAATCTTTTCCGAGCTCTCAGAGTATTTATTAAAAAATCAAACTGTAGTTTTTTATCAAGATGTGGTCTAGAATTCATCTCATTTGCCGCAATTACGGTATCTGCCCCGTAAGATAGTCCTTTATTTACTATAAAAGCATTATATTGTTTTTCGGACCATTCATCTATAATTAGTTTATCTTTAGTATAATGGATTGCATTTATAAAATCAAACGGCGAAATGACGGCCGCTTTGTATGGGGGTTCTTTAATTTCTTCTTTTGGTAATCCTAAAAAATCTAAACTCATAATATAATCATCCTAAATAATCCTACTGTATCTATAGATACAAGCAAGAGGTAGTTCGCCAGCATGCCAAAAGATTTACGACTAAAAGCAGCCCAGCCATACATAGCGCACCCGCATATCCAAAAAGGATACATAATGATAAGTGGAGGGTTAGGGACCGTTGACGCCATAGTGATCGAGCATCCAATACTAATAATCCAAGCCAGACTCTCAATGATAAAACGAAAAGGGTACGTTCTATAGTCACGTTTAATCCAAATAATAGTCGGGGTAAAAATATTGAACATTACAATAGCAAATTAGAATCTATATTATCCGCAACCAGGGCAACCAAAGCGTGTGCAGTATAAGTTACCTGCTCCTCGGTAAACTTTAAATGGTAGACAGAATCAAGAAGATGCAAGATCTCATGATATAGTGCGATTTTTTGCGTCTGAGGAGTCATCGCAGCATTTATACTAATTTCCTGGCGGTTAAAGTCTGCAAGACCAATCGCGCCATCCATTGCATAAGATGATTTAATGTTTATTGTATAAGTTAATCCTGCAATGTTAATAATACTGCCATTAATCATTTAAATTCAACCCCCGCCATAATTTCAGTCAAACAAGCTACGAGGTTAATTTCTTGATCTGCACAAAATGCAGATTTATATTGATAATCTGCAAGTAGTAATATTAATTGAGGAACTTGAATAACACTATCACTTAGATTATCATAAAATTTTCTAAATAATGTCTGAGGATCGTTATCTATATTGTTAACAACCCATGATCGCATTTTTTTCCAGTCTTTATCTTTAAGAGCAGAGATAAGATCTTGCATATTGATCTCACCCATATTGACAAGTAGACCTTCATCAATTTTACCCGAAGAACTATAACGCTGTAATTCATTTAGAATACGACGATAATCGGGGAAATGTTTTTCAATTACTTTGGCAACAACTTTTCCGTCTGCCTCAATTTTTTCAATCGCAAGTATTTCAATAACTCGTTTGAAAAATGCTGCCGCAATCTTAGGCTTCTCAGCTTTAGGTAATTTAAATTCAACTACCGCAGTTCTAGAATGAAGCGGGGGAATAATACGATTCTTAAAGTTACAAGTAAAAATGAATCTGCAATTAGATGAGAACTCTTCCATAAAAGCACGAAGTGCCGGTTGTGTAGAGTTCGGATTTAAATAATCTGCTTCGTCGAGGATAACAACTTTCGGCTTACCGCTGAATGATACCGTAGAAGCAAATTGTTTAATCTTAGTACGAAGAACATCAATACCCGATTCTTCCGAACCGTTAATGATGATATAGTCTGTTTGTAATTCTTCACATAATGCTCGGGCAATAGTAGTCTTGCCCATACCTGCGCCACCGCACAATAGCATATTTTGTATTTCGCCCTTTGCGAGCATTTCCCGAAAGATCTTTTTTTGATCTGCAGGAAGAATACAATCTTCTAATGTACGAGGCCTAAACTTTTCAACCCACAAAAACTCTTGTTCACGATAATCCATAATAACCTCATAATATTAAATTTTGCGTATTAACGCAGCCAAGTTCTTTTAAAGAGTAAATCGGGGTCTCCATACATATCTATGCCGACTAGATCAACTAAATCATTTCTAACGTATATATTATTTCCATTATGGTATATTAGTGTGTATCCTTTTGCATACGCAACTTCATTCATAGCCGAAAAAGTATTTCCTCCAGGCACCCCATCTTCTCGTATAGATTCAAGATCACTATTACGCCAGACAATGCCGGGAGCAATTGAGCTATTAATTTCTATAACTACTACCTTAGGATAATAATCTTCAAGAGATTCCCAAACAGCAAGATCAAAAGAATCAATATCAATTGATATAACTTCAAAATCTTCAGGAAGATCTGTTTCCTTTAGAATGTTATCCAAACTATTTGGATTAGATTTCTCATGGGATATATATGCTTCTATAGGAACAATCTTAGGATATTTTTTTGCAGTCTCATTCAAAGCTGGTATTTTTTCGCTATCACCCTCAACAAAAACTGCGCGCATACCTTTTTCTACAAGGGATAATGTATTACTATAAAGTATACCATCCCACGCGCCAATGTCTACACACCAAGAAGTATTATAATCAATATCAAGCCGACGTAAAATTTCTTCGATTATACCATCTTCTCCATTTTGAGAATATACATTTTTAGAATATTGGTCAAACATTTTTTATCCTTTAAGATTAAACAACAGAATCTGGCTCCATTGCAATAAAGTATTCTACCGATTTTGTATTATGTTTGAAGTGAAATAGTTTCTTCTTTGAAATTGTAATTTCATATGCATCTGGAATTACTTTAAAGTTGTCTACTGACATATGACATTCAAAAGTATCTTCGCTTGTGCCAATTGTACGTTTATACGTATTTGCGGTATCGTTTTTCTTATCCCCAACAGTAAGAATAACATTTTTATCTTTCGATGTTACCGAGATTGTGGGGGCAGCTGTAATATTTGCAGCTTTAATAATCATATTGATATCTTCGGCAGTTAAGTTAAACTTAAAGTGAGAATCAATTTCAATAGATTTATCTGGCGCAGATACAATTACACTAGCGTTAGAATAAAAATATTCAAACTTGCCATTATTTTTTGAGATTGTCAAAGACTTTTCACCAAATTCTACATCTTGATTTTCCATTAATGTTAACAACGCTAACAAAGAATTCAAATCATATACCGCAACTTCAACTGGAAAATCTTCAGTCACCGTGGCCTTGGCAAAGATATTCTTTGCAGTACTAATTGTGGAAAGAGTCTTTCCTTTACGAATAAGAATATTGCTGTTAATTGCGGCAAAGTTCTTCAATAGTTGAATTGTTTCATTACTAATTTGCATAATATTTTTCCTTTTTAAACCGAATAGTGTTCAGGCGGAGCGCCTGTCTCAATGTCATGTACATACAAAAGCATTAATGCATAGTGTAACACCTTTAGTAGGTCTTGTCTATTCCTTCCTGCTTTTTTACCATATCTTTGAACATATTTCATCACATTTCCTGCGGTAAATC